CACCGCTGGGGATATCGTCGCATCGCCAAACACCTCGGACTCCGCTGGACCACTGTCAGCAAGATCTGCCGATACCAGCGTCGCGCCTGTCTCCCAGCCGACTGGAAACGCCCTCGTCAAGCGAAAAGTGGGACGGCCGGCCCTAACCAAAGCGCCTGAACCATTTGCCAGCGAGATACTTGCGTGGATCTCCAAGGGCAAGACTCTGCTCGCGTACTGCGAACAGAAGGGGAAGCCAGCAAGGCAAACCATCACTGGTTGGTTTGACATAGACGAAGAGTTTCGTGGTCACTACAAGGCAGCACGCGAAATCGGGTTTGAGGCCATGTTCGAGCAGTGCGGTGAGATCGCAGACATCGAGCCGGAAACGCCCGTCCAGGCCGCGTGGAGGCGATATCAGATCGACACCAAACTCAAGATCCTCCGCATGGCAAACCCGGCCAAGTACGGCGAGAAGGTCGCCGTAGATCACGGCGGCGGAATCACCCTCAACGTCATCACTGGCGTACCTGATGGCGAATGAAACCATCCGCCTCGGCTACGACCCGCGTGAATGGCAGCGGCGGTGCCACCTCGAGCGCCGGCGGTTCACCGTCCTCGCCCTGCACCGACGCGCTGGCAAGACCGAACTCGCACTCATGGAGCTGCTCCACCGGGCAGTCAAGTGCACGTCGGATCTCGGGTTCTTCGTATACGTCGCGCCATTCCTGAAGCAGGCCAAGGCCATCGCCTGGGCGCGATTGAAGCAGAGGATTGACCCGTTCATTCGCACCGGGACCGTGGATGTGAACGAGGCCGACCTCGCCGTCACGTTCAAGCACAACAAAGCCACGATCCGCCTGTTCGGTGGCGACAACCCCGACGCCCTGCGTGGCGTGCGCCTCGACGGCTGCGTCATCGACGAGGTCGCGCAGATCAAGCCCGAGGTATGGGAAGCCATCATCCAGCCAGCGCTCTCCGACCGCCGCGGCTGGGCGCTGTTCATCGGCACACCCGCCGGAATCAACATGTTCAGCGAGCTGTACTACCGCGCCGCGAGCGGCTCCCTCGATGATTGGTATGCGGCGAAGTACACGGTATACGACACTGACGCGCTCGCGCCCGACGAAGTGAAGCGCCTGGAGCGCGACATGCCCGAGGCGGCGTTCGCACGCGAGTACCTGTGCGACTTCAGCGCGGCCGGCGACGATCAGCTCATCAGCCTCTCCGACGCCGAGAACGCGTCGCAGCGCGAGTACCAGGACGGCGACATCATCGACCAGCCGCTCATTGTCGGCGTTGACCCGGCCCGATTCGGGGACGACCGCAGCGTGATTGTCTTGCGCCAGGGGCTACGCATGGAGAAGCCCATCGTTCACCACGGCATCGACAACATGGCGCTGGCGGCGGCCGTTGCCAACGTCATCGAGGACCGCGACCCGGACGCCGTGTTCATCGACGCCGGGGCAGGCGCGGGCGTAATCGACCGCCTGCGGCAACTCGGATACGACGTAACTGAGGTGCCGTTCGGCGGCAAGGCCACCTACGCCAACCTGTTCTTCAACAAGCGCACCGAGATGTGGTGGGCCATACGCGAATGGATACAGGCGGGTGGTTCGATCCCGAACGACATCACGCTCAAGCAGGAAATCAGCACGCCGATCTACTGGTACGACGCTGCCGGCAAGCGCGTGCTCGAGTCGAAGGACGAAATCAAGAAGCGGCTCCAGGGCGGCGGAAGCCCGGACATGGCCGACGCGCTGTGCCTGACGTTCGCGTACCCGGTATCGAAGATGCTGCCACGCGAGGTGCGCGAGCGCATCGACACGCGGCCGACAGACTACGACCCGTATGAGCAGGTGAGTACCCGTAACCGTTAGACGGAGGTCTACAGTCATGGTCAGGCAAGCGAACGAGCAGGACATCGAGGCCATTGTTGACATGGGCATGGAGTTCATGTCAGGCACGAAGTATGCGAACGTGCTGCCCATGTATAGCGATGACGCACGCGCAGCCATCATCCAGCTTGCTTCGGTGGGCCGCGTCTGGGTGGCAGAGATTGATGGCCGCATTCGCGGGTTTATGGCTGCGTCCATCGTCCCGTGCTGGTTCAACCCCAGCTCGCGCATCGCGCTCGAACACGTCTGGTGGATGCAACCCGACTTCCGCAACCGCCCGGAAGGCATCCGCATGCTGCTCGAGTTTGAACGGTGGGCGAAAGAACAAGGGGCGCAAGTCGCCTGCATGTCCGACATCGTCCTCGAAGCCGGCAGTCCGGCAGGGTCGATCCTCCAAAGGCTCGGCTACGAGGTGAGCGAACGCACTTTTATGAAGGTCATCCAATGTTCAACCGCAGCATCCGACGAATCCACGACCTCTCCTCACGCCGCGAGCGACATTTCGTTGTCAGCGGACTGACCGCGCTCGGCACCGCACTCGGCGCAGGCGCAACGAACGCACTCGCGGCTGGCCTGGCAGCCACTGCCGCCGGCACAGCAGCGGCAGGAACGGGCTACAGCATCGCTGCCGGCGAGCGTGGCGCGTCCATGCAGCGGCAGGCGATGAGCCAGCAGAAGAAGGCGCAGGACGCCGCCGCGGCCGCAGCGCGCACCCAGCAGCGCCGCAGTCAGCAGTCGATGGCCGCCGCCAACCGCGCCGAACCAGCCGTTGCCGACATCATGGGCCGCGCCGCCGCCGAGATGGGTGGCGGTCCCTCGAGCACCATGCTCACCGGGCCGATGGGCGTCAACACGCAGGAACTTCAGCTGGGGCGCACGTCGCTCCTCGGGGGCTAAATGAGCGAGTACACCGGAGACAACTCGTCGTATCCTGGCGCTCCCACGCGGGATCGACTGTTCACCCGGTGGGGCCAGCTCAAGAGCGAGCGTGCGTCGTGGTTTGCGCACTGGCAGGAACTCACGTCCTACATCCTGCCGCGCAACGGACGCTACTTCCGCCAGGATCGTGACCGCGGATACCGCCGTCACAACAACATCTACGACTCCACGGGTACCCGCGCACTGCGCATCCTTGGTGCTGGCATGATGTCAGGCGCAACGTCGCCGGCGCGCCAGTGGTTCCGCCTCGCCACGCCGGACCCGGAACTCAACTCCTACGAGCCTGTCAAGTTGTGGCTCGATGACGTGACGAAGCGCATGCAGCGCGTGTTCCAGAAGTCGAACACCTACAACGCGCTGCACCAGATGTACGAGGAACTCGGCACGTTCGGCACCGCAGCCACCATTCTGCTTCCCGACTACCAGACGGTCATCCACCACTACCCGCTGACCTGCGGCGAATACTGCATTTCGACCGACGCGAAAGGCCGCGTTTGCACGCTGTATCGAGAGTTCGAGATGACCGTCTCGCAGGTCGTGAAGGAGTTCGGCCTCGAGAAGTGCAGCGTGTCGGTGCAGAACATGTACCGCACCGGAAACCTCGACCAGTGGGTGCCAGTGATTCACTGCATCGAACCGCGTGCAGACCGCGACATGGGCAAGCGCGACGCCAAGAACATGCCCTGGGGTTCGTATTACTTCGAGGTCGGCGGCGAGGAAGGCGTGTTCCTGCGCGAGAGCGGGTTCCAGTATTTCCCGGCGCTCTGCCCGCGTTGGTCCGTGGTTGGTGGCGACATCTACGGCAACAGCCCTGGCATGGAGGCGCTCGGAGACATCAAGCAGCTCCAGCACGAGCAGCTCCGCAAGGCGCAGGCCATCGACTACCAGACGAAGCCGCCCCTCCAGGTGCCGGCGTCCATGAAGAACCGCGACGTGGAAACGCTCCCGGGCGGCGTGTCGTACTACGACGGCCAATCCAACGGGATCAAGACCGCGTTCGAGGTGAACCTGAACCTTCAGTACCTGCTGAATGACATCGTGGACTGCCGCGAGCGCGTGCGTGGTTCGTTCTACGCGGACCTGTTCCTGATGCTCGCTAACACCCCGAACACCCGCATGACGGCCACCGAGGTCGCCGAGCGCCACGAGGAGAAGCTCCTCATGCTCGGGCCTGTCCTCGAGCGCCTGCACAACGAGCTGCTGTCTCCGCTGGTTGACATCACGTTCACGCGCATGGTTGCTGCTGGCGCACTGCCGCCCGCCCCGCAGGAATTGCAGGGAATGGACCTGAACGTCGAGTTCGTGTCCATGCTGGCGCAGGCTCAGCGTGCCATCGGCACCAATGCCGTGGACCGTTTCGTCGGCAACCTCGGTGCTATCGCCCGCATGAAGCCGGACATCCTGGACAAGTTCGACCAAGACCAGTGGGCCGACGTATACGCCGACATGCTCGGCGTGGACCCGTCGCTCATCATCGCCGACAAGGAAGTCGCGGTCCTGCGCGATGCGCGCAATCAGGCGATGGCTGCGAAGGAACAGGCTGCCGCGATGCAGCAGACCTCGCAGAGCGTCAAGAACATGGCGCAGGCACCGACCGGGCAGCAGAACGCGCTGACCGACGTGATGAACATGTTCTCGGGGTACGGCTCGCCCTCTGGTGTTGAGGTCTAACAGTACCCGTAAGCATTAGCCACAGGGATACAGTCCCGCCGTGAGCAACTACGACCCCCTCGACTTGCGGGGCCAAGAGCGTGACCGAGCCAACAAAGAGCTTCGTGATCGCCTTGACCGACAGAACGAGGAGGCCGACGTGAAGTGGCTCATGTCTAGCAAGCGCGGCCGACGCATTGTGTGGCGGCTGCTGGACCAGGCGGGCGTGTTCCGCAGTTCCTTCAACACCAACGCGATGTCGATGGCATTTGCGGAGGGTGGCAGGAACTACGGGCTACGGATGCTCGGCATGGTCCACGCGCTTTGCCCGGACCAGTATCCGGCAATGATGAAGGAACAGGCACACGATGAACGAACCAACGATGATGGAAACGGCTGAAACCAACACTACAGCCGCTCCCGCATCCGATGCTGCCGCAGTTGTCTCGGCGACGGCCGAGAAGCTGTACGGTGGCGAGCAGAAGGCGACCACGACCCAGGGCCAGCAAGCCGCAGATGCGGCCGCTGCCGGCAAGGTTCCTGAAGCCAACGACGCCAAGGCCGCCGAGGCACCCGCCGACGCCAAGCCGACCGCGCCGGAAACCTACGAGTTCAAGGCACCGGAGGGTCAATCATTCGACTCCGAGGTCATTGCTGAATACTCAAAGGTGGCGAAGGAACTGAACCTGTCGCAGGAAGCCGCGCAGCGCGTCCTTGACGCAGTCGGCCCCAAGCTGGCTGAACGTCAGGCGGCGCAGATCGAGGCAGTTCGCAACGGATGGTCCGACAGCAGCAAGGCCGACAAGGAGTTTGGCGGCGAGCGTCTGTCGGAGAACCTGTCCGTGGCGAAGAAGGCGCTCGATGCGTTCGGCACCACCGAACTCCGCAGCCTGCTCAACGAGTCCGGCCTCGGGAACCACCCGGAGATCG